TAGTCAAGGAGCACAAGGAGCAACAGGAGCAACCGGTAGACCAGGAGCAACAGGTGCAACTGGTAGTCAAGGAGCACAAGGAGCAACTGGAGCAACTGGTAGAACAGGATCACAAGGAGCAACTGGAGCAACTGGTAGTCAAGGAGCACAAGGAGCAACAGGAACTGGCGGCGCTGGTTCTTCTGTTACAGCTGCAACAATTAGTTTTTGGTCTGATACAGATGATGTCTATGGAACAGGGGTAGTTCAACCTGTACCTCTAGTTGCTCCTATAGATAGTGCTATTGGTGTTATAGGAACTCCTATTTTACCACATGGCATGGGTGCATATTTTAATAGAATCGGTTTAGGTATAATAGTACCAAGTCCTGGTAGGTATTATACTTATGGCGAATGTATGGCATTCACAGGGACAATAGTTGGAGCTGCAATTAATATATATATCCCTTTCACAGGTTTTAATCATAGAATAAGAATTTATGCAGCTAATTATACTACACCTTTCATAGCATTTCGACAAGAAATTGGTAGCTACTCTGGTACTTTTGGTGATGAAGGTTCTTTATTTTATGATGCTGTTAATAATAATTCTGGTGCCATCTCTGCAGGTGGATTCCTTGTGGCTGCACCTCTACCTCTATCACCTGGAATAATTAATTTTATTCCAGGTCATCATATTGGAATATTTGTTGAAAATGCTAGTTCTGGAGATCCAGTATTATGTGCTATAGAAGGAACTTTATATTTACAAACTGCATAAATATTTTATAATAATTTTATAATTAGTAAAAAATATTTACATTATATATATGTCTAAGTTGGTTGTTTTCGATAATGGTATGAAAGGAGTAGATACTAGTTTGGCAAGTATGAGTAATGTAGGCGAACTAAAAGTACAAGAAGTTGAAACAAATACTATTAGAACTAGACAAATACCAGAAGATAGAGATATGATTGGTTGGCATAATATTCAACTAATACCACAGGGTTCTAGGCTATTAGCAGATGGATCATATGCTTTTTATCCATTAGTTAAAATAACTTTAGACCCAGGTGTATATTATTTAAGAGGCGGAGTATCAATTGACCCAAATGGTAATAGTTTTGATAGTAAAGCTATAATACAAGAAGTAGATGGGGAAGTATTAGCAGAAAATGAAGTTAGGAACTGGGGGTTTGCTGTTTTTCCTAATATTTGCACACATATTTTAAGAGTTCCTTATGAGAGAACGATAGATCTAGAATTTGGAAGTGCAATAAATTATAATTTTGGTGGAATTATAGGGACAACAAAAGTCACAAAATTTGAAGTTATAAGAGTTGCATAATTAAAAAATAAAATATATATATATATATATGCCTGATGGATTAATAATACCAAGTGGTTCAATTACAGATGGAACAATAAATGTTTCCATTTCAACTATAAATGATTTAATAGAAAAAGTTAGACAATTAGAAGAGAGAATTGTAGAATTAGAAAATAAATAAATATAAAATAAATAGTAAAATTATAATTTATACTATTAAATATATAAATATAAATTATAATTTAAAATATAAATGAGTGTTAAATATAGTAAAGATATATGTGGGAATAATATATTGATTGATGATAGTGAAAATCATCAGATAATGATGGAATGGGAAAAACCATATATGGAAAAAAGTATAAAAATTTTAAATCCTTTTGGAAAAGTTCTTGAAATAGGATTTGGTATGGGATATTCTGCAACAGAAATTTGTAAAAATACAAATGTTACTGAATATAGTGTAATAGAATGTAAACCAATTGTGTGGAAAAATTTTGATAAATGGAAAAAAGAACAAAGAAAAAATTTAAAAATAAATTTAATAAAAGGTCGATGGGAAGATATATTAGAAACATTAGATAAATTTGATTGTATATATTTTGATGATTATGATATGGAAACAAATAATAATCCTAATATTAGATTTAATAAATTTGTATATAATATATTAAAAAATCATTTAAATATAGGTTCAAAAATTTCATGTTATAGCACAGCAAATCATAATACATTATCTCATATAAATTGTTTAAAATATGAACATAATGAATTTGATATAAAGATACCTGATTATTGCAATTATGCAAAAGGAAATAAAATGTATATTCCAGTTTATACTTTAATTAGTAATGTGGATCCAGATATTAAAATAAAACTTTTAGGAGATAAAAATAAACAAACTGGGATTTTAGATAAATTAAATAAAGTAAAAGAATATTATAGTAAACCAAAAAGTATATATTGTAATCTATTAATTATTGATAATTTTTATACAAATGCAATAGAAACAAGAAATTTTATTTTAAACCAAGATTTTAGTGTTCGTGGAAATTATCCTGGTCAAAGAACTGAATCTTTTGCCAATCAACACTTAAAAGAGATGATTCAAGGCTATATTGAGCATTTTGCAGGTAAGATTACTGAATGGCCAGAAGGTGGAGAAAACTATAATGGGGCATATCAATATACTACATCACGAGATAGAACGTGGATTCATAATGACGGGTTTAATAATTGGGCTGGAGTATTATATCTTACACCTAATGCACCTGTAACATCAGGAACTGGTATATTCAGATTTAAAGATGGTACAAGATTTGAAGAAGAATTAGAAATAAGAGGAAATGATAAATTAGTAAATGATTATAGTCAAGACTATACAAAATGGGAATTAGTAGATCGAGTTGGTAATATATTTAATCGTTTAGTACTTTTTAATTCAAAACAATTTCATGCAAGTCTAGACTATTTTGGAAGTAGTAAAGAAGATGGAAGACTATTTCAAGTTTTTTTCTTTTCAACAGAGAAATAATTAAATCTATTAATTAAATCTATTACTAAGTAAATTTAATTATTAGATTATTATTTTTTCATTTATATTATAGAGAATATTATGATTTATATTATTATCTTGTGTATGATTAGAAATAACTGATTTAAAACAATTTCTAAATTCATTTAATTTATCATTATGAACACATATATGTTCAGATGGGTATTTATAATCTAAATAAAAGATATAATAATTATTTTCTCTAATATATTCTATTAAATTTTTACAAGATTCGTTTAATTTATTAAGCTGACATTCTTCAAATTCTATAATTAAAATGGGTTTGTGATGTTGCAGTAAATTACATGATCCTTTTAAAACCTTTTTCTCCCACCCTTGAACATCTATTTTAATAATATCAATATGAGGAAAATCAATATTATCTAATTTAATAGATTTAACATAAGTAAAATGGTGATTATTTATAATATTTGGTGTAAAATCACCCATATTTATAGAATTGTTATAATTTTCAATGAAAGGCATTTTTATTGTATCATTTTCTTCTCCGCATCCCATTTTATAACTGCAAATATTTTTTATATTATTAAAATTAATATTAAAATATAATAAATTATAATTTTGTTCTTGTGGTTCAAATGAAAAAACTTTATTTTTTACATATTTTGAAAATAATAATGAATGATATCCAAAATTTGCTCCAATGTCAATAATATTCTGGATAGGAAAATATTTATTATAATATTCAACAAACTTTGTTATATGAGATTCCCACGGTATATTTAAAGCTATACTACTTTTAGCAAGATTATCGTGTTTAAAAAATTTGAATTCTATATTATTAAATGTAATAATATTAGTTTCTAATTTATAATTAGACAATATATTATCAAATATATTCATTATTTTTTTTGGAGTATATTCTCTATAGCAATTCCAACAAGAACGCTGTGAAATTAATTTTTTTATGTTTGAAAAAATATCAATTAATTCTTCAGTATTATTATATATTATTGCTTTATCTTTCAATAATAAAATATGTTCCAAATCACCACAAGGACAAGTAATAATAGGTTTATTCTTAATAGAAAATTCAGCAATTGCTAGTCCAAATGTTTCTCCGTCTGACCTAGCATGGATCATCGCATCGCACGTGTTTATAAATTTTGTTTTGTAAACTAAGTCAATATTTTTGTCTAAGTAAATTATATTCTGATGATGATAAAACTCATATGTATTCATAAATAAAAAATAAACATTGTTATTTTTATTGATATTTAAAAACTTTTCGATTGCATTATGCGCAATGTTCAAATCAAACTGATTAAACCCTCCATATCTTCCTAATACAATCGCGTTATTTGGTATATTTAATTCATCTCTTAAATCTGTATTATTATTAGGTAAATCAACTATGTGTGGCAATAATGTATAACTAGTATTATTTTTCTTATTTAAGTAATTGCTAATAGATAAATTATAATCGCCTTCAGGTGACAATGTATTAAAAACACAATGTTTAATAGTTTTACATTTATCCCATATGTATTTATTATCAAATTTATAAATATCTTTATGGCCAGTAGTAAGTGTATAAAAAAAATCTAATTTATACTTTTCTATAATATGTTTCATATCAGTTATATCATTTATTTCAATCATTTCAAATCTAGAATTAAATTTTATAAATGAATCTTTAATATCAGAAAAGCCATATTTTTTTTGCGTATTATCTGAAAAATAAATTATATAAGATTTATTTTGTAAGATTTTTTCATTGTAATGCGCATAATCATATACCGCCACTTCTGTACCTCTTTCTGAAAAATGTCTTATAAAAAATCCAATATTTTTGTTTGTTTGTCTTAGTTGAATTTTATAAAATGATTTTAAATAAATATCATAATCAGGTGGTAAATTCTTATTCTCTTCGATTGGTATACTTATCATATTATTGGGTCTATTAAATAAATCATTTTTATTTTTTATGTTTTCTTTTATTATGTTTTCATTGGTAAATTCTACTTTATTGTATTCTTGATGAGCAAAATTTTCTAATTTGTTTTTTATAAATTTCTCATTTCCAAAATAACTTAAATGCCAGCCACCATTTTTAATAATTGGACAACTATAAAATCTTATCTTATTACAAGTGATATTGAGTTCATTATATTTTTTAAAGGTAAGTATTTTTGAATTTGGCCATTGATGGTTCAACTTAGATTCTAAATTAAAATAGTAAAGATCTAGTTCAATTATATTTATATCTATTACAATATCGTTATTTTTTATTTGTGTTAATATTCTAGGATTTGGTATTTCATCCGCATCGGTAATAGTAATAACATCATTATTATGCAAAGATAATTTATTTAATCCTCTTGAAATACAATCTCTTTGAAATCTTTCATTTATCCATTGCTCTTGATTTTCAATATTTATATTTGGAAACTTATGTGGAAAATCATCTACAACTATATGTATAATTTTATTGTTAAACTTTTCAAACAAATGTTTATTTTCTTGATAAAATAATGGTTTTTCTTTACCTATATGAGTGTGCGTTGCTTCCACTAATACAAAATAATCAACAACATCATTTAATATGTTTAAACGATATACTAATAGCTCTAATTCATTATAAAAAGTAAAACAATCAATTATTTTTGGTTGATTACTAACTTTTTTTAAAATTGTTAATCCATTATTATTTGTAAAACGTTCTTGCAAATCCCATTCATTATTATTCTTTAAAAACTCTTCTATTGCTGGCCATAACCCCATTTTAACATCGTCAATAGACATTGAAGATGAATGAGCTAGTTCTTTAATTTTTTCTTCTGTTAGATTAGCTCTTATAGCTTCACTTGTAAATTCATCAACAGTAGTATCGTGCATAATAATATACTTATTAGTCCACTTACTAAACTTTGTTAATTCTTTTTTAAGATGACCTCCTACATGCCAAGTATCAATAAATGTCATATCAACATTTTCTTTTAAAACTAGATCTAGATTATTTATCCATTTATATTCAATGTCTAAATTAATATTTTTGGTTTTTTGTAGTAAAGTATCTATATTACACGGCTCAATATCATTTAATATTAATTTTTTATTATTACTACTATTATTTAGTAATCCATATATAAATGACCAAGATGAAACTGCACCTCTAACACCACATTCTAAAATAGACTCACATTTGTTTGCATATTTATATAAAGTAGGTAAGTGTTCAAAAATATCTACAGGATTCAAATAATAATCAAATGGATTTTTATTCAAACACAAAGTATCATATATATTTTTTATTTCTTTTAATTCATTATTATTATAACATTCAATAATTTTCTCAATATTAAAAAAATCACTATATTCTATTTGTTTAAGATTTGGATATTTATCCACAAATTCTTTATCTAACTCATAACTAGTTTCTGATAAAATAGTAAAACCTGCTTCTAATAATCTGTCACAACGAATATGTTCAAAAATATTTGAAACAATTTGATAAAATCCATGTATATTTAAAATTATTTTACACTTTGATAGTTCTTGATCTCTATCTTGGTGCCATCCTTCAATTATATTTAATGTAAAATTATTTTCCTTTAAAAAATTAACTATTTTTAATCTTCTATCTATAACATGACCACCTGATGCTTTTAATATACCAAAATCAAATTCTTTTTTGGTGATTTTATTTAAATCTGTTAACTCTTTTAATTCATCATCACTACATTTATATGGTAAATATATTTTATCTTGAATATTAAATCCATTTTCCTCTAATATTTTTAAATTACTTATACTATAATCGTAATATTCCAAATTCGGATATAATTTTAAAATATTAATTATAGGTTCTAATCTAACAGGAATATTTAATGGTTCTGTATTTAAAAAACTAAATTGAGTATTAGGTAAACTTTTAATTATCTCAGTATCAAATATTTCATAAATAAATGTTATTTTATTAGGATTAGATTTAATTATAATATCTGTATCACTTGTTAATGTTATAAAATATTCAGGATAAATATAATTTAAATTATCAATATATTGTTGAATCATTTTTGTTTCAAAATTTTGAGAACAATAAAAAGTCCATATTTTTTTATCTAATTCTAATAAACTTGACCATTCTTCAGCTCTATTTTCCCAACTACAACTTAAAGCATATTCTTTTCCCTTTTTTCTAAGTCTTGTTTTTCTCTCTTTACCCAAATTTAAAATAGTTTCTATCTCATTACCTCTTTCTACTTTTATGCCATAATCTCCAATAGTATTAACTAAACCAGCGACAGGATAATACAAACAAACAACTTCACACATTAACATCTCCATTGCTGTTATACAACTAGTTTCAAGCCAAGTACAAGTATATAACCAATAATCAGCACTATTTATTAATTTATATAATTCTTTGGTGTTTAATTTACCATGATAGGTAATATTAGGATTGTTATCTATTATGTTTTTAATATACATAGTTTCTTGTGTAAAATTATCATAACTACATATATCAAGTGTTGCATCTGGTATTTTTTCTAATATTTTAGGCCATAAATCTAATAAAATATTTAATCCTCGTTCAGGTCTTGAGCTCCAAACAAATTTGTTTTTGACTTTTATATCAAGACTTATATTTTCATTATTAAAATCTATAATATTTATTCCATTATTTATTACTCGAAATTTATCTTTTAAATAATGATATTTTTCTATAAAAATATTTTTATGCCATTTAGTCAAGCAGACAACTGCATCAATATATTTATTATATTTTTTTATAATTTCATTGTTATTTCCCAAAAAATATGTATCATGAGCAGAAAGAACTAATTGACCACATTTAATATTTTTAAAATGTTCAAAAAATGATACATTACGTGATATAATAATTGTATGAAAAGTATTTTCATTTAATAATTTTTGCAAATTACTATGATTGACATATTTAATATTGTCAAATTGTTCTTCTAATTGGTCACCAGCAATATAAATTTCATAATTTTTTGGTAAACATCTAGAGAGATAAATTACTGCTTTTTCTGCTCCACCTAATGAGCTATGTTTTAATGTACTATCATTCCATAAAAAATTCATATACCCTGTATAAATTAAAATTTTGTTACTACTCTTATAACTAAGTGATTTATCAATATTATTACTATTAAAATAATTATATAGTAAATC